GGGAAAGTGAAGAAGAAGGGGGTGAAGACATATTTTAAATAAATGATTTAAAAATATTGCATTCTGCCTTCACTACGTAATGTCCGGCTCCCTCCGACCATTCCTCCCATCGGGGTCCGCTACGCTAAACCTCAACGGGGCTGTGACGGTTCCGCCTACCATTACTCATTACGGCTCCATTTCATATTTTAAAATAATTTATTTAAAATATGACTTCACAGAGAAAGATTAAACATCATTGTATGATGTTGTTCCTCGCGCTGAAACCTCCCAACCATCAGCTCCCATATCTTTACCTATAGCTGATGCGAAAAAGAATACTAGATACCGAGTATCTAAATCTTCTGGTAAATTTGAAGTACTATTAATGCGCGTTTTTTTCCAATATCCTAAATTACAATGAAAAGTTTTTCTAGAAGGATACTTTCCAGAATATCCAACATTACCCCCATCGCTGTCTGAACGACAAGGATGCGTCAAAGTAAACTTGAAATCTTTGGCAACAACCCAATCCCTCTTGTTTAAAGGATTGTTAAGGACATCCATACCTGTGATGCCACCTGTCTGGTAACCTATCGGCGAACCTGCCTGATTAAGAAATAAAGTTGATTGGGGTGGGTCTGTAAGGCCTGCCGGCATCACACTTTGTCTTGCTTTCACAATTACACATCTAAGTTCCACGGGGGCTCTTGGCGAAGTAACAAAATTCATATCAACTTGGAAACACAAGTGAGTTTTTTTGTAATAAATGTAATTGCCAACTCTTTGAGTTGAAGACACGCCCAAAGTTGTGTTAATACCTTTTAAAGGTACAATCTCGTTATCCCAACCGGAGGGTCTGTCCTCACCCATGATGAATCCCTTGTAATAACAAATAGCACCGGTTTGAATCGGTGTCGGGATGACCTCCTGCATGGGATCTGTAGGTAAAAGTTTCGTCTCGGCAAATTCACTAAGTTGTTTAGCTAATTTGCGATTACGATTATAGCGGGGGCGAGAGTTATTGAAACGTGCGGGCTTTTTGCGATAGGACTTTCTCCTGCTTTTAGGACGAAATCCATCGCTTCTTGTAGATGAATAATGAAGTCTAGCTGGCGTACGCGCTTGGCCAATGACTAATTTAACCATTATAAAATAGATTAACAAAAGTACCTAAAGGATTAAACGCAATGGATACATATGGAAGCAAGTTCCAATAGTTCCATTGAGATCCAGGCTGAAGGTAATACTAATCCTTCAGCCCGTAAGCAAATATCACCAGCTATTCGCTGGTGTTTCACTTTAAATAATTACACAATTGATGATATAAGTTCCGTTAGTTCCATAATTGAAGGAAATTGCCGATTCGGTATTGTCGGCGTAGAAGTAGGTGAAAGTGGCACGCCACACTTACAAGGTTATTTGGAATTTAAAAGTAAACGGAGACCGATGAGTATATTTTACTATACTCGTGACATACATTGGGAAATTGCCAGAGGCACTAAAGAACAAAACATTGCGTATTGTTCAAAGGATGATCCCGATCCTTTTATATTTCCTAAACCACATAAAAAGAAGCCTATATTAATAGAAACAATGTATGATTGGGAACAACGAATAATAGATATAATTAAATGTGAAGCTAGTAATAGAATGATTTACTGGTTCTGGAGTAAGAAAGGCGGTGCTGGTAAATCCACATTTCAAAAGTGGTTATATAGAAACTACGATAACACTATCGTGTTATCGGGCAAAGCCCATGACTGTAAGAATGCACTAGTGCAATATGTGTCTGAAAATAAACGAGGTCCTGAAATATGTCTGATTAATATTCCTAAAGCTCAGAGTCTCATTGATTATGAAACGTTTGAGTGTATAAAAGACATGTTCTTCTACAGTGGTAAATATGAAGGTGGAATGGTAGATGAAGATCCCTGTCATCTCTTTGTATTTGCAAATATGCCTCCGGACAAAGAAAAAATGACTGAAAGATTCGTAGTAGAAAACATTGATATGGAGGGGGAAAGTGAAGAAGAAGGGGGTGAAGACATATTTTAAATAAATGATTTAAAAATATTGCATTCTGCCTTCACTACGTAATGTCCGGCTCCCTCCGACCATTCCTCCCATCGGGGTCCGCTACGCTAAACCTCAACGGGGCTGT